TTTCTTTGGAGAGAAATCATAGAAGCAAGTGTGATTAGGTTGCATTATTCTGTAAAAGTCCGTAACTATGTTTGTGTCTAAGGTTAAAATATGTCTTTCGGTAGAATTAGTAGTATCTATTTCATGGGATATTACATAGGCAATAATATTAGGAGTCTGTTCATTTAGAGAAGGAGTATTTGCTAATAGACTAGAATAAGTTTGAACATCAAAACTGCTATCATAATATTTACCTTTCTCAGATACTAAATAGCATCCTGTTAAATCATTCATCAACCTTAGACTCTTTCTATTTATATTTGGGAAATCTTCTGAGTTGCCGCCAGCCTCTTCATCAAAGTAAGTAATACTGGTTACATCAGTATCTAAATCAATAACATAATTATACACATTTCTATTTCCAGCCGCTTTATTAGTATTAGTGGCAGAAGAAGTAAGATATAATCTAGGCTTGAATCCCATCATAACTCCATCTGCATCATCATCATAAGACCTATCAATAGTAGTGCTAAAACCCGTACCACTACTAGTGCTGCTTCCCTCGTTTCCTCCATCTTTATAGGAAGCAAAATCATTTAGAAGCCCTAATCCAATAATGCTAACTTCTTTGGCTTTAACCAAATCTCTTCGCATTAGTCCTGTGACTGGGCCTCCAACTGTTCCCTTAGAAACGAAACTTCCTCCGCCATCTTCAATATCAAATCTATCTAAGAAAATAGGTAGGTGAGGATTGTATAAACATTCATTTCCAGTAGGCGCAGAATTATCTATTTGTTCTACACTACCATGTAAAATATCAAACAATTTAGATGGGTGGTCAGAAATTAAATTTGCACTATAATCAATACTACTACCTAGAACACTGTCTCCACCTATATTTATTGGGAGATAAATATTAGGAGTTTTATGTGCCTCAACAGTAGAATCAGCCCCTACGAAATCTAGCATCTCTCCATGCTTTCTCCACCAAGAACTATCTACATAGTAAACGCCTCCAAATTCAAATAATGTAGGATGAGTTCCATAATGAAGGTCACTGCCAGTAGGATATCTACCTATATCATTAGCCACCATACTTTTCATCATGTGAACTTCCTCATTCAAAATAACAAATGTATCTTCTTTACCATGCCCCTTTATTTCAGTTACCATTGTCGTAGGTGTTCCATCTGCATTTCTCATAGAAGTTAGAGAGAATAAAGTTCCAGCAAAATAATTCGTTCCGTTTGTTTTTCTAGCAGTGTCCATTAAAATTATTTTTCCATTGGGACTAGAGAATTCTGTAGAGGCAACTTCCCCAATATATCTTCCATTTGAATCTGCAATAATTTCTCTTTCCCCGGTTAAAGTATTAGGATTAACAGTAGTATCAGTAGCAATATAAGAACCGAAAGTTAAAGTTTGATTTGAAAGGCTACCTCCTGTAGTAGTGGCCGATATTACGAAATGGGTAGCATCAGTAATACTAGAAATCGTTGCTCCTAAAGGTATTCCTGAACCCTGAACTGGCATTCCTGCCCTAATAGAAGTATTAGATGGATGAGTTATTGTTGTACCATTATTGTAAGAGCAACCTGTTATCTGATAGTCATTATAATCCCCCGTTGCAACTTCATTACTAGAAGCAAACAAAGTTGCTAAACTATCAAACTTAAATGCAGAGTATTTGAATTTAGGCAAAACTCTTTCTTTACTGATAATATTTTCAGGGTCTATTTGATTAAACGCCCAATCGAATACTACTTCTGTTAGTCTCATTACAGAAAATCTTTTCAAACTAGAGAGGGTTTTATCTGCTGAGATAATAGAAGCAGAAGAATAATTAGCATCGTTTAAGGTAAGAGTGTTGGTTTTACCTATACTTCCTTCTTTAGTATCAGAAGAAGAAGTTTCAATAGGTGGTTCTAGAGCAAAGAAATTATAGTTAGAAATATCTCTAGTTTGACCACCATACATTAGACTATCATATCTCTTTGAAGAGTAAGGCAATAAATCAGAATTAGCAAACAGAAACATTCTTGCTATTTTATAATCCATTAAATCCAAACGGTCTTTAGCAGTAAATATATTTTCGTGGGTTCCCGCCACATCTGCAACAGTGTTTGTAATAGTTGGGTCATGAGTAAATAATACTCTTTGTGCGCTTCCGCCTGATTCGTGTAAATTGCTATCAAAGAATCTAGAACCATAAACAGAAGTAAATCCTCTAGATTCAGGAAGCAGGTGAGCATCAGTAGTAAACCCTGTTTTCCCTACGCCTGTTATCCCCCCGCCTATATCTCCGTGAATTTTGTAAGAACTTGCATAGTAGGGAGTTTTGCTTAGAGTTTCTAAGTAATATTCTGAAACATCTTTTATGTTACTGGTAGGAGTAGAAGTAATTCTATTATAGTTACCCTTTTCTAAATTTATTATCCTATAATAAGGTGAACCATATTTTTCTACATAAGAAAATTCTTCATCCATTGCATTATAGTAAAGAGGATAGTTCATAGAAATTGCCTTATTTAAAGTGTGGCTATTTGTATGTGGGCTGAGTAAAGAAATTATTTTTCCTGTATGTAAATGGCCTCCATTCAATAGACTTAATTCATGAGTTAATTTCTTAGTTTCATAATAAATGCCCGAACTTTCTTCTGCAAGAATATTTATTGTTTGACCGCTAATAGTAGAACCTAACTTTCTATCTAAATATACAAAGATAGTATCGTGGTCTGTATCTAAAGTAACCATAATCACTTTACCAATAAAAACATTATTTGCATAAATAGGCTTATTGTGCATTTTCCTAGCAGCACCCGTAGTAGATAATAGTTCATCACTTGTTACAGTTCCTCCCCCTGCATCTTTATCTATTGTAAAGAAAGTTGTTCCAGAAGTTCCTGTAGTGCAAGCCCCTAAATCAGTAAAAGTAGTATCTTGCGTATTTGCAAAATTAATATCTACTCTTCCCAAAGTTAAAGGAATGTGTGGGGCAATTTCTATTAAAGTTTGATTGTCTGAATTTTTAATGCTTAATATTGAAAAATCAATTAAAGTGTTTATAGTATCAAAATCTTGGTAATTTTTAGTAGAAGCATTATCATCTAACCTTGCTTGGAAAGCAGAATCATTCTTTATTCTAGAAACATCACTAATGAAATATCCCAATGCCCTAGAATCGTCACTAGCAGAAGTTCCCACTAATGTAGCCGACTCTGCACCTGCTGAAGTTATACTTTGACCGCTTTCAAAAAATAGACCCCTGTTAGAAGTTGCTGTTAAATCAGTACTAGTATTTTGAAATGAATTTGTAGATAGGGCCTTATTAAAAATATAATTCTTATTAGTAGCAAACGCCCCTAAGTCATCCCCTGCTTCTACTCCTCTATTACCACTACTTTCTGCAAGCGATTCGCTTTCTAAGGTAACTCTAGTAGTGCTAGTAACTTCAGCAATCCTACCAATATAAGAAACAGTTCCTTGACTCGAATGACGAATAAAAATATCTGTTCCGATGTCATTAGTAGTATGAAAGCCATGAGCCAAAGAACTACCGTCTGAAGTATTCTTATAATCTACAATCTTACTATCAAAGGAACATATGACATAAGGTGAATTAGTATTCAATGTCACAGTGTTGAATGGACTGTTACTAGAATAAATTATATCTTGGGAATGTAGAGTATTTTCATTTATGATAGGAGACAACAATTTAGCAAACTTATTTCTTCCCGATACTTCTAAAATCCGTTGACCGTTTTCTTGATAAGAGTCTATTGTTTCTATTGTCCCATTGAACTTTTCTATTTCTATTTCATATTCTCCTTCTAGATAATCTAAGGCTGAATTATCCGTAGTCCCATATGTTTTATTGGTAAAAGACAAATCCATAAGTTTCTTCTTTGCAGCAACAGATGTGACACTTGCTCGCAAAAATCCATAATGTTTAGAAATAAATTTGATAAAGAGATTATTAAATCTACCATTGACTAAGGGAAAGTTTGTCATTAAGGTTTTATCTTTTCTGTTGAATGCCCTTCTGTATAATTTAGAACCGACAGATATGGTAGGGTTAGATGTAGTAACAAACTTACCCTCAACCCCATCATCTGCTTTGTGGTATTTATTGCTAGATGAAGTTTCAAGGGTTAATGTTTGGTTAGCAGGAACAGTTCCAGTAGCAGCAACAAAGGTTCCTATGGATTCTATAATGAATATCGTTTCTCCTATCTTAACTTCATCCTTTGTATTTACAAAAAAATTCAAATCAAAATCTGTAGTGAATGTGTATGTAGGAGAAGAATCAGTTAATACTTCTACTTCTAACTCAAACCAATCTTCAGTACTTGCTCTATGAACAGAATGTCTAATCCTATATGGCTCATTTTCTACTATCTTTTTATTTTGAATTCTAAACATATCTGCAATTTTTGTTTCTGCATATCCACCTCTATTTCCATAGGATTCGTAAATTATATTATCAAATACACCGAACACCTGATTTGATTTATCGGGAGAATATTTGTAGTGCAAATATCTTCTAGGCCCTGTATATACTAAAACCGAATGAATGTCGTTTAAATCTCTTCTAGCATTAGGAAAAGTGTCATTGTAATCTGTAAAATCTAAAGTATTTACGCTATTTCCCTCGTTAGAAGTATTAGTTAGAGGGGCGTCTAAAACCCTTAAGTTGTCAACCAAACTCGCTCTTAGATTATATCTACTATAGTCTACAATATCTTCCGCATAGTCTGTAACTGTTAAAAAAGTAGTCTTTGTAACAGGAGTAAAGGTTAGCGAATCTATATTGGAATTAGTAGCAGTAGTGTCAGCACTTAACGTAAAACAAGTTGTGTTATTAATACTAGTAATAGTAGCACCGTCAGGAATACCTGTTCCCGATACTACCAACCCTGCAACGATATTCGAATTAGCCGTATGTGTAATATGTCTTACACTTGTAGAAGAACCATCAGATAATCCCGATGTGTGATTAGTGTCACAAGTAGCATCAGTAAAAGATAATCTTACTGCACCATTTACACTAGCAGTTTGACAATATGCAAAATATTTAGTTCCATGATTCAATTCATTTTTCTTATCTACCTTATCATCAAAGAAATAGAATAGGGGCCTAGAGCAAAATAATTCAAATTGTAAATCGCTTTTTATTCCAGCAGACACCGCTACTGCATTAGTGCTTTTTAGTGGTCCTTTGAATAACATGAACTTAGTTCCTTTTGGGATTTCTGTTCCCAATCTAGGTTCAAACTCAAAAAAATCCCCATCAGTGTCGCCCTTTATTACTTCTGTAACTCTAGCAAAGTGATGTAAAGAAGAATTGTCAGAATGAAGCAATACAAAATAATGGTGTTCAGAAAATGCAGAATCACTGTAATTATTTGTAGCATCTATTAACTGGACACCTTCCCCACTATTAGTATCATAGCATTTTATTTTGTATCCTTCAGTAGCGGCTAAATTCTCCCTTTCTGTATTAGAAGTAGAAGTTCCGACTTCATTAAACACTATAGTATCATTACTATCATCGGAAAAGATTCCTGTAAAGATTCTATCGGTAGAAGAAAGTGTCTTGGCTAAATTCATGTGTGGGTTTGTTGGAACATCATAATTTACGGGAGTGAATTTAATCTGAGTCGAAAAGGTACCCGTAGTGCTTTTGCTAAGAGTTAATGAAGTACTACCATTAATACTTTTAATGAAAGTGTTTTCTTGAATAGTAGAATCCCCTGTAACTTTCATCCCTACGGTTAGACTACTCGTAGGTGCAGTAACCGAATCAGTAGAACCGATAGCACTTGCACTAATTAAATGAAATTCCTTCATTCTTCCGGTAGCAAGTATATTCAGCCTATCACTCACAAGTCCACCTCCTCAAATCTAAAGTAAAATAGAGTATCATCGAAATTAGGGAGCAAACTATCAATTCCCTTAAACTGCTTTCTCTCTACTCCCATCATAGACATTTCATGTATCTCTCCCATGAATTGTTTATTTGTAGTTGCTGAACCTGCTCCCGTAGAACCTGTTCCATTTGCCCCTATGTAGCAATCCTCTTTAGCAAAGGAAAATGTAGAATTAGTAGAGTGAGTATTTGTTTTAACTACACTTCCATTAAAAAGAATATTTAGTGTTCTACTACTCTCATTAAAAGTGCAAGCAATATGAAATGTATTGTGGGTATACATAGCCATATGTTCTGCCTTTAGAAAAATATCCTGTCCATCAGTTAAAGCAGTTGTAGGTGTAGTTGTAAGAGTTATATCGCTACCACTTATACCTTGAATTGTTCCTAGTGAAGTCATCACATTATTTACTAAAGCAAATACTTCTTGTTTTCCTCCGGCAAAAAATCTGCTAGCAGTGTCAGCCGTAAATGTTGCACCACTAGGACTACCACTAACACTAGCCGCCCTAGCATGGGTTTTCCTACCATCAGCAGTAAGATGTAAGGATGGCGAAAACCCTAGTGCTTCATCGAAGCGATAAAATTGACTACTGGTTGGAACTATGACTTCTTCAGTAGTATAAGTTTCAGTAGAAGTTCCTAATTTTAATCTAACTCTAATTTTATATCGGGCAGGATTATTTTCGTTATGTAGGGTAGAGTTAACTAAAGATATTTGAAAATTAGGATTATAGAAAATCATCATTTCATGAGTAAGTCTAGCAGTTCTAGAAAGATATAATTCGCTTTGGTGATTACCTTCTGTTCCCGCAGTATATACACTTTGAGAAATTGCTGGCATTACTTTCTTGTCACTATATGTAGGAGCAGTTTGGCTAGAATGAGTTCCATGACCATTTATCTCATAAGGGGTAATAATACTTTCAAAAGTAAATGAGCCTTCATGGGCCCATAGTCCATAAGCAATATCGTTTGTAGTAGAAGAATCTCCTCCTGTATCTACAACATTGTCACTATAGTCTATCTTTACATGACCATTACACATAACAGGAAAAACCAAAGACCTTTGCTTTCCTGTTAATATGTCATACATTTATTTCACCTCAAGGGAATATTGTTGCTACTTCAAATGTCATGTTAAAAGAAACCTCTACAGTATCAGAAGTAAAGTCACAACCAAATTGTCTGATGAAACCTTTAACCCCACTAGAAGTTTCGGAAGTTGGAAAATCATTCGGGAAAGGAACTCTATAATTGTCTAATTCATTTGCTCCTCCTCTAGAAGCAAAGGTCCACGGAATATTTCTTTCAGTAACCTGTACAAAATTCTCATCTACTGTAGAAGGAATAAGAAATACCAATTCATCAAATGCTTGGTGTATTGCGGCTCCTGTAGAATCTACTCCCGAAGCAATCATTTGAGCAATTTCATGAGCAGTATAATTTAATGCTGCTTTACCTGCATCAAATATCGTATCGTGACCACCGCCTCCATCCTTAGTTATTGTATCGGGAAGAATAAATCCTTGAATGCTCAGGCTTTTTCTAGACATACCTGCATCTAAAGCGGCTACTGTTGCTTCACCAAATGTCAACCCGCTAATAGGAACAGGCATAGACGGAATTGTTTTGTCAACAGATATACCAATAGAAGTAACCTTTAACGGGATAACATTTGTAGTCAGACTTTCGGAATTTGCTTTAGTTTTTAAATATACATAACTCATTTAATCACCCCATAGTTCTAGAAGAAGTAGTTCTGTTAATTTTATTGTTTACCATATTTCCAATTCTTTCTGCAATTCTTCTAAGTTCTCCATCAGAAGTATCTCTTGCATTAATTGTAATGTTGTTGTGAATAATAGTTCCGCCTTGTGCAGTAGCGACCATTCTTCTACTATTAGCATTAGAATGAACTCTCGCACCTCTAGGAAGATTGACTAATTCGGGGCCTCTTTCTCCTACTACTGCCATTCCACCTGTAGCAACACCACCGTCAGCAAGAAATTCTAGGCCATCCCACCAATCTTTAAACTGCTCCCATATACTTCCAATCGCACTACTCCACCAATTACTTACTGCATTCCAAAATCCTCCACTAAAGTAATTGGTAAATCTATTAACCATCCATTTACCAAAATAGATTAGAAGGGCTACCCCCGCCACATAAAATGCGCCTCCCCATATTAATACTGCAAGTGATAAAGCAATTATTCCAATGGATTTTAAGAAATTATCTTGTAAATATGATACTCCTCTATTCCATAAAGTGTTAGCCAATGCCACAAATGCTGCGGCAATAGTTAGAGCCACCCCTACTACAAGAGCGAATACCCCCTTCAATACAAAGTTTAAAACCGCAGGAAG